AGAATATCTCAACGAACACCACGCCCTCTCGGTCGAAGCATCTCTTGCCACCAGTCGTGCCCAGAGCACCCTGTCGTCCGGTGTTGTGTCGAACTGTGATTCGGACCCACGGCTCGGGCGTTCCACGGACATCGTCCTTGGGCTCGTCACCTACCTTGTCCCACCAGAACAGCTGATCGTCTTCGAGCCCATGGGCCTTGAAGGCATCATAGACCAGCTTCAGCATCTCGTCTCGGGCTTGCTTGAATGTCAGACTTGTCATCTCTTAAGCGCCGCAAAGTACAGCACGATCGTGTCGGCTGGCTTCAGCTTCTCCCACTGCATGACGCGCCAGACCAGATTGTCTGTGTCGCAGATCTCATCATACTCTGTGAAGTCGTCGGTGCCATCCTGCGGCTCGATAATTGCAATCTGCTCGGGACGGGGCGTGAGCTGATCGAACATCTTCGTGAGTCCCAGTCCTCCACCAGAGCCAGGGACAAACACGCCAACAACATCGGCTTCTGCCTCTGGAAAGATCCTCTCTTCACTCTGCGAATCATCGCTGTTTGCACGCCAAGGCTTGTCACAGTCGTCCGACTTCCGAGGGAGTCTGCGAAGTGTCACGGTGCGCCCGTTCTCACGAATGAGTCTGTTGGCGAGGCTCTGGAACCTTGTAAAATCAACCACGGAACCGCCGTCCCGAGCTTCGGGACAGCGCGCCTGACTTCAAGAACTGCTCCAGCCAGCGATCCGCGATGGGATATGGCCGAAGCAGGATGTCAATGCCAGAGCCGTCCTGGAACTCTGTCTCAGTCTCAATGGGTCCAACCTTCTCGCGGGTGCGCTTGACAGCCTTGCCACTCTCGTCCACGGTCGGAGTCTGCAGGAGCGACTGACTGATTGCGATCCGTGCATACTCTATGACAGCGCGCTTCACCTGCTTTGGAACGACTCCGTCCAACTCCTCACCAGCATAGTCACAGATGCCGTCTCGAGGAAACGACACACACTGATTGTCATGCTCCCTCTGGCCTAGAAGACAGCTCTCCCATCTCTGTTCTATGTAGTCCGTGGCGACGACGATTGCGGCCTGAACAGTAGCGTCGTCTTGGGCACTCGTGTCCACACCTCGATCCGTGAAGTGGGCACGGTACTCCGCCAGTGTGATCAGAGCGTTTGCGTCGTCGACGCCTGTCCCGTCCTCTACGATGAATGTCATGGCCTGTCTCTTTCTTACTTCTCAACGTCTGTAGCGCCATTGAGGATGTCTGTATAGCGTTGCCAACCAGCCCCACCAAATGCTCTGATTGCCCAGTAGATGCAAGCACGCTCAGCTCTGCTGACACCGTCCTCCCTCATGAAGGATCTCATCATGTCATCTGCTTGAAGACGCGTTATCGGAACCCATGTCTGATTCTCGTCGTCCCACAACTTCTGCTTCTCATAAGCCCTGTCGTGGTGAACAGCAGCTTCGGCGTATCTTCCAAGTGGTGGTATGGCCCACCAGAGGAGACGAGGCACAGAGGCGAAGTCTGTCTTGTAGAACCTGCTGACGACCGATGTCAGGCCATGCTTCCATGGACGCTTGGAGCCCTCTAGAAGCAGCGCTGTCACACGCCCCCGACGCTTCTCTCCTAGAAGTTCAAACTTCATTGTGGCCTCACCTTCTCCAGTCTGTCAATGATGACACTTCGAATTGTGACTCCGGGAGCAACCTCCGCTGCGATCCAGTCGGTGTCCCTGTCAGCTGTCACTGCTCCGATGAGACCGAGCTCATCGCCGATGTCCAGGAAGGTGGCAATCTCAGCCTGGTGCTTTTGGAAGAAGCGCTGACCAGCCGTGACAGCCTCCCTCTGGGTGTAGCCAAGCATGAAGGACAGGAGTCCAAGAAGGTGAACTTGGAGCTGGTCCATGATGTTCTGGCGCCTGCGAGATGTCTCACGGATGGACTCCGCTGTGTCGTATAGCTTGACACGCGTCTTTGTGTCGGGGTGGTCCCGGCGAGCTCTGTCGTACCAGGTGATGGACAGGATGCGAGCCTGTGCAAAACCGTCTCCGTCTCGCGTGTAGCTGTAGTCTTCCCTGACGACAGGCAGTGTGTATTCGATCTGGAACGTGGCAGGGTTGAAGGCTGCCTGCTCGTGGTAGATGACAGTGGTGATGACGCCGTCAAGACCCATGATGATCTGTGGGTGAAGTCTCTGCTGAAGACCAACGCGATAATCGACCTCCTGGAACTGCTGACCGCTCTTCATGAGATCAAGAATGGCTGGCTCAGCATCAGCGTACGAGCGCCCGTCCTGAACATACTGTTCGATTGCAGACCCGACTGCTGCCTGATCTTCAGTCGAGATGGGGTTCTCGAACATGATCTCAAGCTGATCAGATCCTCTCAGGACGCACCCCTGGAATCCTGTGATGCCAAGCTCCCGAACTGCGATGTCAGCGTCATGTGCGCTGATGTCAGATCTCTGGAATGTCAAGCTCATGAGATTCTCAGCGCGTAGATGCGCGCCTCCCTGATTGTTGCTTCAACTCCAGCAGTTGAGGTGCGCCACTGAAGATCGATGGTGTCCCCTGCTGTCAAGGCAGTTTGGAACACGCGCATGCTGGGGTGAGCCTGGTCCGTTGCGGCAAGACCACCCTGGAAGTCAGCACCCGCCGAGTCCTTGGCCTCCTGCTTGTGCAGAGTGGTGATCAGAGCACCACCTGCCAGCACCTGAGCTTCAAAGTCACTTGTGGTGCCATCCAGGGCCCAGTTGTAGTAGACGAACACCAGATAGGTGCCGCTTGTCACGATGCTGGCTGAGCCGAACGTGGTGAACGCAGTGGATGTCGAAGTGGCTGGAGTCAGTCCTTCAAATTGAGCGACCTCAGCGACGCCCGGAACACCCTGTGGTCCCTGAGCCCCCGTTGCACCAGCAGGGCCAGCAGGGCCTGGGTCACCCTGGGGTCCCTGGGGTCCAACGGACCCTGCATCAACATCGGTGATGACAACCAGGTTGAAGTCAGCATCTGTTGGGACATCAGTGCCCGTGCCGTTGTCTCCGAGACGAATGTTCACATCAAAGCCCGTCACGGTCTCGTTGGCAACGAAGGCGTTGGTGTCTGTGAAGACAGTTGAGCCGCGCGGCGTCACAACCACGACATAGTTTGCGTCAGGAGGAGCCGTGGTGAATGTGAAGCTGAAGTCTCCAGTTCCATTCTTTGTGACCGTGACACCCACTCCTGTGAAGCTCCCAGCGGAGGCATCCACACGTCCAAAGGCAAACGCTCCAGGCGCGGCGTCAGCACCGTCAGCACCAGCTGGCCCTTGTGGTCCCTGGGCGCCAGTCGGTCCCTGTGGACCATCGTTGCCCTGTGGACCCTGTGGACCTGTCGCTCCCGTTGGTCCGGTTGGACCTGTCGCTCCGTCATTTCCCTGCGGACCCGCAGGTCCAACTGGACCCTGTGGTCCCTGTGGACCTGTCGCTCCTGCTGGTCCCTGTGGACCTGTCGCTCCTGCTGGACCCTCCAAATCTGACAGAAGCGCCCAGCCGTTGGCAACATCCGGATCGAATGCTGGCACCCGGAGTGTTCCCGAGAACGGCGCAGTAAACTGCGGCAGGCTTGGATCAGATAGCTTCTTGTTTGTTGCCATTCTAGTACCTCAGGAACATTGTGCCGTCTTCAGATAGAATCAGACCCGTCATGTCTTCCAGAATAATGCGAGACTCCTCGCCAAGAAACTCAACACATCGCTGCCCAGAACTATCAAGAAATCCGATCTCTTTGCAGTCCTCGTCTATGTAGAGAGTGGCAGCAAGCATGGAAGCTTGCACCGGAATAGCTCCGAATACAATGTTGCCAGTGCCTCCGTTCTGGAAGGCACTGACACCATCTAGTTCAATATCAGAGACAGCCTTGATGAAGCCGCTCATGGGCGGTCCTCACTAGCCGAGGACGCAGACCCGATACTGGTTCGAAGTTGGCGGGTTCTTGAAGCAGATCCGCGCCGTGTTCGCATCCACACGCTCAGTCTGGACAAGAACGGTGCCCTGAGGAGCAGCATTCTCGTAGACCTCGATGTGGATGTCTTCAGTGTTCAGGTTGTGCGTCACGTTGAAGACAGTGTTTGTTCCGTCACCAATGTCAGCGCAGAACTTGAGCTTGCGACCTGCCCAGTTGGCAAGTGTCAGAGGTGTTACGGCAAGATTGTTGGCAACACCAGCATCAACCTCGGCCTGTGTCGCAATCTCGATGATACCAGCAACGGTCTCAGATGCAACCGGGGTGGCGGACAGGAATGAAGACCAGAGAACGTCGTCAACGTCGATGGTGCCGTTGAGTTGTGTCTGGCGCCAGAAGGTCGAGGCGTTGGCCGTGCCCTCCTCGACAGCTACGATGGCCTGTTCTAGCTCGTCAAAGATGTCAGCATCTGTTGAGCGTGTGAGGGGAGTTGAAGCACCGTTGAAGATGTAGATGCCGTTCTGGCTCGCAGTGGTCTGATCCTTCAGGAGGATGCGGTCACCAGACTGCAGTGTTACACCGTCAATTGCAGCACCAGGGTTGGCCACGTCCACGTTGCCTGTTGAGGCGGCGCGAACGGCGTCCTTCCACGAGATGACAAGAGCGGCGACAGCGGCGTCGAGCTGTTGAACGTTGACGGCATCCTGAGGATCTACACCGTTTGGGATTCCCTTGAGGGTTGCAAAGCCGTCGGAGATGATATCCTGAACCAGCTTGATTTCACCTGCCATTGATCGACTCCTGTTGTGCGGGTGGACAAATTCGCGATGACCCTACTCTATCTACAGAAGGGTGACTATCCCTGTTTGTGGCTGCTTAAAGCAGACTTGAAGAACATTGTTGTTCAAATGCATTATGGATCCCCACAGGACGCATCCTCCGAGATCTGTGATCTCAACAACGGGACGGCGTCCAAAGTTGTGGACGACCTCCCACTTGTCAAGAGGAGAGTTGAACTGCTGTGTGAAGAATGTCCCAGCTGAGGCCCCTGGAGGCCCCTGTGGCCCAACGCAGGAGATCTGGGCAACCTCCTCGCCCTGCTGCTCGATGAGGATCTCGTCCTGGCGCTCGACAACGACGAGACCATCACGAGTTGTCTGCTCGATTGAAACGGAGCCAAATCTACTTGACTCGTTGATGACTGCGATTGCGCTGACGGCATCGAGCTCTACAATGCTGGGCTCGTTGACAATGACCGTGCGCTGGTCGGAGACGAGCACCTCTGCCATCTAGATCACCGTGATGGCCTCTGTGATGATCACAGAGCCTCCGAACAGCACCTTGCTGACACCTCCGGAGGACGTGTATAGAATGTCATAGAAGTACGTTCCAGCACCTGCAGGAGTGAGGATCTCTGTCACCACGTCAGCGTTCGCCATGTCCACCTGGAACTTGCCAAGGTTGGCGGCGACTGACTGATCGAGAGTGACAATGCGACCGTTGCCAGTGCTGAGAGTTGAGAGCAGGTTGCCACCAGCCCCAGTCTCGCGGATCTGCATGGTGAAGGTGCCACCTGTCAGATCAACGGGCTGCTTGTCAGCTTGATAGAGAAACTCTTGAAAGATTGACTCGGAAGACTTCAGATTGAAGTCGAAGGTGCCAAGATCTCGACGTGCCATCTAGCCCTCCTAGGTTCCGGGTGGAGTGGATACGCCGCGACGCTCCTTGTTCTTCTCTTGTACGCGCTTGGCCCAGAACTGCCTACCCCTCAGAGATAGAGGAGAGAGCAACCGGCGACCGCGTGGAAGCCGGGTTGCCATGGCCTAGTCTTCCTTCTTCTTGCCAGGACGATTCAGACCGCGCTTGTTGCGCCGTGTGAATGCCTTGTCAATGGTGGCACGAGTGTCAGGTGCGAGATCGCCCAGAGAGTCTCGAAGCTTGGCCTGGTCCTCGGCGCGCTTGACGCGTGCCGCGTTCTGAGAAGCCAGATAGTCCATGATGGTCTTCTGGTTGTTCTCAGGAGGAGTCACAGTCTCAAGGATCTGAAGAGCCTCGTCATATTCGAGCTGAGCAATGTCAAAGGCAGTCTGCGCGTCCTTGAGTGGACCGCGAGCCTCTTCCAGTGCTGCCTTCTTCTCTTCGACAAGCAGCTTTGCCTGCTCGACGTCGCTCTCAAACTCGAGAGGCTCGTCGTCAGAGGGCTGCTCTGGCTTGGTCTCTGACTCAGTGTCAGGATTGGTGCGAGAGAAGTTCGGAGCTGCGTCGGTGATGTCCTTGCGCTTCAGATCAGCATTGCCAACCAGCTTCGCAACAACGTCAACCTTGGGCGCTCCATCAGCGGTCCAGAGGGCGTCGTCTTGGGTGTCAAGGCTTGCCAGTGCTTCTTTAATGTCCAAGGTCCTAGCTCCTTAGTGAATCAGTTGAGGGTGGGAAGGGGGCAGAAGCCCCCTTGCCGATTAGAACTCGCGGGTGACCAGACGGGCAACCTTGATCTGCTTCCGCTCGGGATAGACGCGCTGGAAGGAGGTTGCAGCCTGAAGAACCGCGTTGGTCGGACCACCAGAGGCAGTCGTCGGGCCAACATAGGCGTGGCCAACCGGGTGGTACATGTACTCGTTGCGGTGCGTGAGGACCTCCTGGCCGCCACCGTTGCCGCGCAGAGAGAACCGCTCGATCTCAACGGGAACCTTCGGAGCACCGTTGCCCAGGGCAACTGCGCCAGATCCAAAGATCCAGGTGTCAAAGACGCCGCCAGTGTTCGGCATAGAGTCATCAACGATGACCTCCTTGCCAAGGAAGGTGGCAATCATGACCTCGCCGCGCGCGTCCGGGATGAAGTCGATCAGGTTGTTCTTCTTCATGCGGTTGTACACGACAGAGTGGACCAGAACACCGCCGAGGTCGTCCTGACTGTCACCCATTGTCTGAGCCGCGTCAAGGAAGACTTCTGCAGAGAAGTTGGTCATGCCGTCGATGAAGCCTGCGCCGGAGACATCGTTGCTAAGGTCGCCCTGAACGTGCTCGGTGCCAGCCGGAGCTGCGTCGTTGTCAGCAAACACACCGTTCATTGTCGCAATGAACATCGCCTGACGACGGCCAAGCCAGTACTTCGCAACGCGTGATGCGATGGCGTCCATCGGATCAGGGCCAGCCAGAGCAGCTGTCAGGTCCATGCTGGACCAGGACTTGTTGCGTGACAGGCGAACGGCGACCTCAGTGGAGGTTCCGATCTTGCTTGGTGTGGACTCAGTTGTCTCGTCGTCGGTTGAGACGTTGTCATCGTCTTGATCCAGATCCTGGAAAGACGGAACGTTCACGGTCAGGCCACCACCGCCCAGGAATGCATCCAGGAATGGTGCGGATGTCACGATGCCGGACTGAATGAGACGGTCCTTGCGCTCCGTGAGCTGTTGAACGTAGGGGAGGAAGACCTCAGGGACGACGATGTCCGCGATCTTCGTGATACCTGTGGCCATGTGAAACTCCTTGTGGCATGGCGTTGAAGTTTTGATTCGAACATCCAGCGCCATGGCCGGATAAGATTGGGTGATCCCATGATCACCGTCGATTCGCAGAATGCCTCAGGATTATCAAGATGACAACCCCGAGGATTCAGTGAAGAGGCTCTACTTCTCCGCTGGAGCCGTGGCTCCGACGTAGCTTCCTGCCTGCTTGGCGAGGGCATCAGCCTTCTCGCGGCCCTCCTCGCGGATGACCCGACCCTGCTCGGTCAGGTTCCAGTGAGACTTGGACCATGGGTTCTTGGTTCCGCCTGGGCCGCTGGAGCCCGGCTTGCCACCGCCACCCTCGGAAGGTGCCCACCAGTGTGGGCGCTTCTCAGCCATGTCCTTGAGCCAGACCTCGGCGTCTACGCCGGGTGTGACACCCACGTCGCCCTTGGTGACAACCTTGCCATCGTCGGTGATCTCGAACATGCGGTCCGAGAGCATGAGAGCGTCGTCGTGGGCGGTCTGGAGCACGTTCTCCTTGACAAGAGCAGCACGCACTGCGTCGTGGATGGTGCGCTGGTTCTTCTCTGCCTTGAGAGCCACGTTCTCCTCGACAGCCGCGTCCCGCTCCTGCGTGAGGGTTGCGACCTGTCGGTCAAGTGGCCCGGTGGCAGTCTTGAGGCGGGCTGCAACCAGCTCCTCCATCTTGCCCTCGTCCAGCTTGCCATCAGCAGCGATCTTGTACTCGGCGATCTTGTCCAGATCGGCGAGCGTCGCAGCTGGGTCGCGGTCGCCCCAGAGTGCCAGCTTGTCCTTGGTGGCGCGGTGCTCATCCCGCTCCTTTGCGGCAGCAGCGGTCAGGCGGTCGATGTCGCCCTGTGTCTTGATGCCTGTGATTCCGGTGAGCTCGAACTTGCCATTGCGCTCTGTGTACAGCTTGGCGACGTTCTCGTCGACTCCGTCGAGGGAGTCCATAACAGCCTGAAGACTCATGTCTCAGATCCTTTCAATTGTCCGCACCACATGGTGCTGGCTCGTGATATCAACATTTCTTCGACTTGTAAACCTTTTCTTAACTTTTGCGAAGTAGAGTGATTCTCATAGAAACGGAGAACAGCAATGGAACTCAACAAGCAGCACACTCGCTTCTACAAGAGCAAGGCAAACCTCGAGGCAGGCTTAGCGCGCTTCGACTTTGATCGCTTTCGACCCCTGATGGTCGAGACGGTCGACGGATGGACTGCCATCTTCAATGGCGTGAGTGTTCACAATGCTGGCGGCCAGCCCATCTGGATGGCTCAGCGTGGCTTCACAACGATCTAGGAGGAAGACATGACAGAGAAGTTCAAGCGCACGAGCATCGAGAGCTATCACAACAACTGCACCCTGGTCGCTGTCAAGCTGATGGCCCAGGGGAGGCACACCGACGAGGAGATCCTGACAGCGTTCCGTGCCAACGGATACAAGGACGACGATGGGATGAGCCACTACAAGTGGACGAAGGCAGCTGCCGATCTCGGGTTCGAGCTGGAGACCGTCAAGATCCCTCGTCCGAAGGGCAGCAAGTACATCACCTATGACAACGACTATGCCTGGTGGGGCGAGGTGACTCGCCGCGTTGACCACGGCAAGTACACGCTGGCACAGTTCATCAAGGACAATCCCCAGGGAGACTTCTTCATCTCTGTCGTGGGCCATGCCCTTTGCGTCCGGGACGGTCGTGTGATGGACCCGAACTGCCGCAGCAGCTCCCTGAGTCGTCGAGTGACAGGCGCCAAGCGCGTTCTGAACGCTCCGGCACGTCTCGCCGACGGTCGCCGCCTGGAGATCCTCGTGCTGAAGGGGAAGTGGGACTCAGCGGCACGTGCTCGCCGCGCGGCAGCCTGGCAGTGGTGCGAGAACTACAAGGCCACGCACGGTGGTCAGGCACCGCTCCTGGAGGACGTGCTGGAGAACACCCCGCTGACCAAGGCCGATGTCAACTGGGACCTGAAGCGCGGTCGCATGGAGCTGGTGAACTGATGGCTGGGAAAGACGAGAGAGCGTATCGCAAGGCACTCATCAAGCTCCTGGAAGAGGAGGGCGTTGAGAGCTGGGTGGAGGGGCGAGGGTCCAAGCATCCGTACATAGAGTTCATGGTGAACGGCAGACGGATCAGACAGTCCTACGGGACATCGCCCAGTGACAGCCGTGGTCTGAAGAACTTCAGGTCGCAGGCTCGCCGCAACATCAACATGGCAAGGGAGGACTAGATGGTGCCTCGGAGGTCGACTGGCTTGGGCGCGCAGTGGCCTGTCACGAAGAGGTGCTTGGGCACGGACTTGGCCCACTCCTTGACATCCTCGAACACAGCGGCCTTGCAGTCCTCGATTGTCTCATGGTAGGCAACCCGCTGACCAACTGGCTTGCAGGAGGCAACGTCGGGGCTGGTGCAGAGTAGAAGAGTCATGATGAAGTCCATGTCAGAAAGTATTTCGGAAAATCTTCGATCTGTAAACCTTCTATTTACACATTTGACGTAGACTGATCACATAGAAACGGAGACCAGCAATGGACCACAAGCAGAGAGCCCTGAGCAGCCTGATACAGTTCGGACTGACTGGCGCACTTGGCGCGCTGGCCTTCGCACAGATCATCAACGCAATAGCAGGAGCAATACAATGAGCAAGATCTGGTGGATAGTCGTGAACGGCGAGCGGTTCGAGGGCATCTCTGCCCGAGCGCTGGCCCGTGTCACCCGCCTTGCATTCCGACACGATCTGGAGTGCACATACGGAATCGCTGGCGTGGCATCCTTCACCCAGCCAACCTTCAGCGAGATGATGGACAGGCTCGCTGCTGCATAGAATCTAACCCAGAAAAGGAGACACATCATGGGAACAGACATACACACGGCCCTCGAGGTCAAGATCGGTGGGGCGTGGACCTGCCTCACAACCATAGAGCCGTACGATGATGACGACTCATGGCTGAGTCCGAAGGACAGCATCGCGGACGACCGCAACTATGGCTTCTTCGCTGCCATGGCCGATGTCCGGAACGGCTTCGGATTCGCAGGATGCGACACGGGCGACGCGATCACTCCGATTGCCATGCCACGTGGCATCCCGGAGGATCTCTCACCGGAGGTTCAGGCATGGTACAATCAGGGCATAGAGCACACCCCGAGCTGGCACACTCTTGCCGACATCCTTGCGTATGACTGGACACAGCCCAGAACACAGCGCGGCTGGGTGACTCACAGAGAGTGGGCTCGCTACGCATGCGCCGGACAGCCTGACGCATGGTCGGGCGACATCTCTGGTGGCATGATTGTGCATGTCCCACCCTCCGCCTTTGCCCTCCGCTGGGCAGAGGCCAAGCGCCACTTCAATCTTCCCGAGCAGCGCTGGGCACAGTCTCACCTGTGGCATCCTCGTGGTGAGGACGACGAGGCACTTGAGAAGTGGTTCCTTGAGAAGTGGGACGGCAAGCGCCCGTACACACAGGTCCAGTGGACCAGGCCGCTGTACGACAGCATGGGGCACCAGATGGGAGAGCTCATGGCAGAGATGCTGGCCGTGTCCATCAAGCACGGTGTACCACACGAGGACGTGCGAATCGTCTTCTACTTCGACAGCTAGAGGAAGTCCTCAGGATTGAGTCCGGCGCGGGTGAAGGCATCCGCGTCGGCACGGGCCAACTGGGCCAGTGTGAGCTCGTCGCCGCTTCTGTTCACGAACTTGCGGAGTGGCAGGTCACCATCCCGGAACAGCTTGCCCCTCGTGGGCCCGAGGACATCGTCCTGGAACTCTGCTGACTGGCGCCCCAGCCAGTCCTGATAGGTGATCTTGGCGTCCACCTGTCCCGTCATTCCTCTGATGCGAGTCCTTGAGAAGTCGTCGAAGGCTCCCTTGTGTCCTCGTGGAAGGTCAGCGCGGGATGTGACGGAGGCTAGGCCATTCTCTCGAGTGTACTGACGCAGGAGCTGACGGGTGGTGACTGGCTTGGCAGGTCTGCGACCGAGCACCTCCCCACGGATGATGGGAACTCTAAGGGATCTGCAGTTGAAGTGCAGCGGCGGGATCGGTCCCTTGCCCACTGGGTGCATAGTTCCGTCCAGTGAGGAGCAGACACGCGTCGTTCTCTCGTCCAGTGTGGCAACGTACATCTCCTCTTCGAACAGGTCGGCATTGGCCGTGTAGAACTCTCGCTTGGCAGCGTTGGAGATCGCATTGACAGCGGTCCTGGTGATCGCTGCAGCGCCGTTCCGTGTGATCTGGGTCGCTCCGTCTCGGCCACGGCCCAGGGTGGTGCCGTTGATCCTGGAGGCGATTTGTCGAGGCGTCTCGCCCTGAACGATGCCCATCTTGATCTGCTGATCGATGCGAGCAAGGTCGGCACGGCGGATGTCCCTTGCCCATTCCCGCATGGTGCGTCCCTCAAAGGGGAATGTTGTCACGATGGCACGGAGCTGGCTCGCTGAGGGAAGGACCATGTCCAGCTCGACAGGCGCGATGGATGCCACGGCGGCTGCCACGAAGGCGGGCTCCGCCTTGGCCAGTGCGAACATCTCCTCCATCCAGACGTCGATTGCCCGGTCCCACGCGCCGCCTCTGATTGATCTGATCTGCTTCAGCAGAAGCTTCTGGCGCTGAGCAGTTATGGTGCCACGAGAGAGGCGGTCCTCGATCTCAAGGCGCATGTCGCGCTCCACCTCGTCCAGGATCTTCAGCACGCGGTTGCGAACCGAGCCGGACAGGCGCAGAAGACCGATCTGATGCCGAATCAGAGCGTCGAACAGCGCCTCGTTGACGTTGTCAGGCAGCTCGCCGCCGAACTGGGTGCCTGGGTTGATGGTCATGAGGCAGGGTCCGTGTGGAAGTCGTCTTCTCGATTGAGAAGCATGTCGGTCTGAAGGCACTTGGCAAGCCACATGGTGGACTTGAGGTCTGGCAGGGAGCAGATGTACTCGCGATACGAGCCATTCTTGTCAGCCAGAATGACGACCATGTGCTGGATGTCAGGATCCTGCTCGAGGCGTCCGACAAGTGTGAACAGGCACTCCTCGACCGAGTTGTCATAGCTGTCCTGCTCGAGAGGGGTCACCTCCGCTGGGAGGTCGTCCCAGGGCTGTCGGTCTCGATCAGGCGTCCTCTTCTGGATCACGCTCAGGATCTTCGACAGGATCGCCCGTCCCAGTCGGGGTTCTTGCGATGGCATCCTCAATCTCCTCGATGATCAGCTCTGTCTCTTCCTCAAAGGTCAGACCAGTGAAGTCCCGCTTGCGGAGGTTCTCGTGGATCGTCTGAAGCGAGATTGGCAGACCAAGGTTCTTCGCCTGCATATACTTTACCAGGAGGTCCCCGGTAAGTGGGTCGTCCGCGAACTCCAGATTGGGCTCCACAGTCACGTCATTCGGATTGAGACCCATCCACTCTGCCGCGTGGCGCAGGGACTGCTGCAGTCCTGCTGCTCCAGCAATGGCCACCTGTGTCAGGGTCGCCGTCTGAGCTGAGATGCGCATCTTGAGAGCCTCTCCCGACTCGCGCTCGGAGCCAGAGCCTGTCGCAAGGATCTGCGCACCCTTGTCGGCCGCCATCTTGCGATCGTTCATGAGAGCCTGACGCTGCTCGGGCAGGCCCGTGCTGGACACCCCGACGAACTTGGCATCACCACCCTGCGGCACGTGGATCACACGATTGGCCCCGGTGCCGATGTCGTCATCGTCCTCTCCTGCACCAATGATCACAAGAGTGTCCTGTGCCTGCATGAAGAGGTTCTGTCGATAGTCTGCCTCGCCGCGATACACGGTCAGGGCAAGCTCCGCGAGCCCAAGAAGGGGCGGCTCCTCGGGCTCTGCCACGAGGTCCTTGGAGTTGACGAATGTCCATGGGATGAAGTCGATGGTGCGTCCGCGAAGGGAGGGCACGAGCTGCTTGCTCTCGGTGAAGGAGGTTCCCTCGTCCTCTCGATAGACGCCGACGGAGTAGGCACCGCTGGCCTCGTTGGCCAGTGTCTCACCGAGGATCAGAACGCGGGTCTTCTCGCGGAACTCCCACTCGAAGTCCTGGTCGCGCTCGAACTCTGACTCGTCAAGAGCCAGGAAGTTCAGAATCTGTGTCTCGAGGCCGTCGCGACGGCCCACGTCCCAGTTCAGGATGGACGGTGCGTTGTACATGGCGATGTACGGGACGATGTCGCCCAGGCCAGCGTTCTCAGGGAAGTCGACGAGCAGGCCGCAGCGGCCAGGAACGAGCTGCTGCTCCGTGATGCGCTGCAGAAGCAGCTGAAGAGGCTCGCCACGAGGGGTTGCTCGCTCGAGGATCGGTTCCATTCGAGTTGGCACCTCCACGACCGCAGGCTTGCGGTGCATGACGCCGAGTGCGGCCTCGACCGCGTCATTCACGAAGTCTGGGAAGTGTGCGCGCTTCTTGTAGGCATCGTACGCCAGATATCCTGCAGACTTGGTGTCTCCGGACTTCAGGCCGTCCTCCAGCATGCCAGACGTGGCAGGGAGGTAGGTCTGTCCCTTCGCCTTCACGGCGCGGGAGCCACGATACGTGTCGAGCATCAGCTGCCAGTCAGGGATGAACTGCGTGTATTGCGGGTGCTTGCTGTCAACTGCCATGGAGGTTCCTCAGGGATCTGCGGTCGGAAGATAGTCGTGAAATCAGCACGGCGCTAGTACATTCCACTAGTGCGACCAGACTTGACGGATGTGCCCTGGTCACGGATCATGTAGCGTGCCTCGTCGGCGATGTGGTCCTCGGTGTCCGTGTTCACGTCATCAAGGTCCTTGTCAGACCGGGGAAGCACCGGGACTGTACGGCGAAACTGCGCGCAGCCCTCGAACACGAAGAGACCGGGCTTCTCTCTTGGGCCACCCTCCTTGGGTGGGTGCGCGTTCTTGAAGTAGGTCCGCATGGTCTGCCACCCTGCCTTCCTGGAGCCAGGACGCTTGTCGGCACGGGTCCACTTGACCCCCTTGTGAAGCTTGTTGCTCGCCAGTCGGATCGGCTTCTCCATGTCTGTCGCAATGGACGGACCGTTCTCCTCTGTCCAGATGGACGTGTCGGCAGGCCCAGGCTTGACTCGCTCGTCCAGGTTCCAGCTGAGCTGTCGCTCCACGATGCCCTTGGCGATGTCAGCGGCCAGCATGCGAACGCCCTCGTTCGGCTCCCCGGTCCAACCGTACCACTCGGCGATGCGGAATCGGTCGCCCCGCACGGAGGACCGCCACTTGCCGTCGCCGTCCACGTAGTCAGAGCCGTCGGAGATGGCCCACCAGCCAACGGAGAAGGGGGCGGAGGAGCCCCAGTCGAAGGATCGAGTGATCTTCCAGGAGTGGGGGATGTCGAACTTCTTCACCACGTTGTGCTTCTCGGACCACACATCATCGAACATGCCACCAGCGACGATGTCCCACGAGCCATGGAGCCATGCCTGCAGCTCTGCCTCGTTGCGGGCGGAGCTCTCGAGCTGAGCGATGTACGTGGGCTGTGCCTTGAGGAGGATGGTGTTCTCGTGCACGGTGCCCTTGATGGTGAGGCGTGACAGCTCCTCGCACTTGACCTCGCCTGTCTCAGGATCCTCGAACTCGAACTCCCTCATGCGGCAGATCTTGTCCTTCATGGGCAGCTCGAAGTAGTGCTTGACAGCGTTGTGGCCTGGACCATAGGGGTTGGTCGTTGATCGGATCATCCGTGGAACGTTCGGATTGGAGGATCGACAGCAGGAGATCATGCGCTTGTATGCGTTCATGGTCGGCCAGTTGGTGAGCTCGTCCCATCCAATGAAGGGATACTCGTGACCGTGATAGTTCCAGTAGTCATCGTCGCGATTGAACTGCCTCATGAGCAGCTCCTCGCCATCGGGCCAGACCCACTTGTGATCGGACCCGTTCCACTTGGCCTGTGGCCAGATCAGGGGGAACCACTTCTTGCTCTTGGTGATGAGATCCTGAAGCTGCTTGTATGTCTGACGGAAGATGATTCCTCTCCAGTCAGAGCCATGGCCCTTGCCGGTCTGAGTGGCAAAGCACATGAGGAGCGTGTCCGACTTGCCGGGACCACGCGTGCCATGATACAGGAGCTCGAAGACTCCAGGGTTGCCCAGGACAGCCTGCTGGGAGCCCGGAAGGGGACGCCAGATGCGGGGTGCGGTCTTGTTCTGACTTCTTAACTTCATCTTAACAGATCCGAGCTAGACTGAGTCCATAGAAACGGAGAACATCATGTCCATCAAAGTCGAAATCAGCTTCAGCATCTACCACTGGACAGGAGAGACCGACTCGTACACGACCGACTCCCTGGGTCTCCACATCCTTGACAACCGCATCATGGTTCGTGACGACATCACTGGTGAATACATCCTCATCAAGAAGATGGACGGGCACTGGCAGATCCAGGATGGCGCCAAGTGCAAGGTCCGAGTTCTCAGCTAGCATCCTCGTCGTCCTTCACATACTCGATGGTGATTCCGTGAGCGGCAAGGTCCTCCTCCATGGAGCCACTGGACATGGGGATCTCGACAACGCCACCAGAGACAGTCTGGTTGACGTCCACCTTGTTGCCATAGCCCTCTGGGTCGTGCTTCTTGGCGGCCATCTCGAGCATCTTGTCCGAGTGCACCAGCTTGTGGCCGATCAGCTGTCCAGTCTTGACGTTGAACACGGGCTCTAGCCAGCCCTCGATACCACGCCGATAGACCTCTCTGTCGATCTTGTCAACGAACATGTGTCGGGCCTCCTCGACCATGTCCGCGAATGCATCATTGTTGACCTCCATGTCCCGAATGACATTGTAGGAGATGCCTGCTGCACGTGCCGAGGCAGCCTTGCGGCCCGTCCTTGCGTAGTTGATGAGGAACTGTCTGGCGACATCAGGAGTGAATCGGCGCTGAGGCACGATCTCCTCGACCAGGATGTTCTGACCAGTCTCCTCGTCGATGAGTCCCCAGTCATGGGTCTCCGGATCTGGCATGATGTCCTGATCGGTGGCTGGCTTTATCAGATGCAGAAAGTTGCCGAGAAGCGCCTTGCGCTCGTCCTCGGTCATGTCCTCTATCTCTTGGCGGATGTCATCACCCACTTCGTCCATTCTCGGTTCTCCTCGCGCCCATGCGCATGCGATGGAGCCATGCCCCATCTGCTGAGTCTCGCCAGAACATAGCCCAGAACACACGAATCGCCAAGTTGAGGATTGAATCAGAGTAAAGGGGAGTAAATTGAGGTGGATGGGGAGTAGCCTAGAACCTTGATTCTAAACCGTTTACTCCCCTTTACTCTATTTACTCTATATAATTATATAAGATATAGAATCCCAGTCACCCGGTCGGATCCAGAATCACACGAAAAATCAGAGTAATCAGAGTAATCAAAGTACTCCGTTGAAATCACTGAGGAAAAATTACTCCCCATCCGATCCGAAAGGGAGTAACTACTCCCCTCCCCTGGGCTCCCCATCGAAGTACCTTGGAGCATCACACACGGTCGCAGCACCACGATTCAGGAAGCTCACCATCCCCTCCGGATCCCAACGGGGCTTCAAGTACTCCCCATGGACATTGCGAAGAGCCCACGCTCCCTCATGTCTCTTGACCTGAAGCCTCCCCACTCCAGGGATGAACACCCACCCCTCACGCGCCTCGGTCCACGGAACAAACTTCACTGCCACTTAGACCTGTCCCCCTCTTCGTGCCTGATGATCTTTGCCAGAGAGTACCCATTGCCTGGCTTGCGCCACGTTGGCTCGAAGAACTTCCCACCACCGTGCATCTCCCAGCCCTCATTCTCCAGGAACTGGGCTGCCTCCTCAGCGGAGGAGAAGATGTCTGTCTTGTAGCCAGGCACCATGTAGCCAACACCACCGCCATCGACAGATCCTCGACGCACGTGGTACTGAACCTGCTTCTCAACTACATCGTATGACATGAGCCACGTCCTCCTCACTCGGCAGTGCCTCTATGTAGTCAATCGCCATCTGCTTCATCACCCCCAGATCATCGGTCTCAGTCCAGATCTCATGGTCCCAGTCACCATAGTCCACGTGGACATGGCCTGTGCCATCCCCCTCACCATGGATGGTCACCAGGGCACCGTGGATGACCCACTGCTCCTCCGGACACCCGCACTCCTCCGACGGCCCGGACCAGTCAAGGTAGATGTCGGTCATCAGACCAGACCCTCCATGTTGGCCTTGCGCCATCCCTCAGGCTTGACGACGCGCCCTGCCTCGTTCAGGATCGGCTTCCCGTCCGGACCCAGCTTGGCCATGTTTGCCATGTGAACTCGGGCGAAGGCCATTGGGAACACATCCTTGAGCCCCCACTCAACCAGCGTCCCGTCCGTGACGTAGCGGACGTCGACCATCTCGTGCAGCACCTGCCCCACGTCTCCATGGAACACCGCCGATGCCACCTCACCCAGCTCCTCAACCATGAGTTGAAAGCGGAGCAGGACACCGCTGTTGTCAGTCGCAGCAGCATTGTGAAGGGCCTGAGCCATGATTGCCAGGTCTTCGGCAGCGCTCTCAAGCACCATCCTTGCCTCATGATCCATCACAGGAATGAATGGTGACAGCCGCACCCTGAGATTGAAGGCGGTGTGAAACTCGAGCAGAGCCTCTCTGGTGTTGATGCTCATGACATCAGAGCGCTCCCGCCCGCGATTATGAGCCACCACAGGCCAGCCGTGATGGCTGCCACCAGCAGTAGCATCGCCCACTTGGGCCAGTTGCTAGGAATCAGTTGCTTCATCGAGATATGTCCTCCAGTGCTTGCGTCGTCGCCTACCGGAGCCATCCTTCACGTAGAAGCCCCAGTCGTTCTTGTCCCTTGTGAACTCTGTCCACACGATTGTCAGCACGGGTCTGTCCGTCACCACGCGGTGAACGTGGTCGGCTGTCCGCCTGTGCCATCGCCAGGGCTCCACGAACCGGGTCATGCGAATGTCCTTGACGAGCAGTTCATCAGAGTCAAGCTCCGATGTCGGCCACACCTCCTCGCTGTAGCCTCGGAACAGTGGCATGGTCCAGAAGTCGAACGGGTGATCGTGCGGGTCCGGGTCCTCGTCTCCCCGATGGAACCAGTGGATGCGGAGCGAGCCCACTGTCACGCGCGTCATGTATGGTGAGGGATCGCGTCGGCCCAGTATGCGGTCCACCCGCACTCCGAGCACCTCGATCTTCCACGCGTCTCCCGGACGCCTCTCCCAGCTAAGCAGCCTCATGTTGTCGCCTCCACCACGGTGCCTGTCGGTTGGTCCATGTGGGAGCGCGCTTGTCGTCGCGCCACTTGTCGCACATGTACATCTGATACGCCCTGTGCACGTCCGGCTCGTCCTTGTATGGCGTGCAGTTGACAAAGTCGCTGGCCTGGCGCCAGTCCGCACCCTGGTGGGATGCGAACCAGTACTCGAACGCCTCCATGTGCTCGGCGCACTTGTGCGTCTTGCCGTAGCGGTGCGTGTACTCGGCGCAGAGCGCCTTGAAGTGCAGGAATGTCCAGTAGCCATTGTCAGGTGCGGAGCGCACCCACACGGCGCAGGGGTGGTTGACGTGTGTGGGCCTGTACGGTCCGGCATCGCCCATGGCAACGGACAGCAGCTGCGCTGTCTCGAGCACCATCTTCACAACGCGCTTGTCGTCGAGCGCTCGGGCAGAGCAGACAGGACACCTCTTGGTGGCGAATATGTTCATGCCTGGTCCCCGATCACAATCACTCGCAGAGGCGAGTGTGTGCCCGTGAATCGGACTATGACCTCCGTGGAGGTCACAGCCACTGCAGCATCTACGATCACGTCCCCGGACATCACCTGCACGATGGGCCTCTGCCTGCAGTTGTGTGCGCAGCGCGCCTCTCCGTTGGCAAGCTCGAACTCAAATTCCTGGTGGACAACCATGCCCCTGCTCCTTTTCTATGCCCCACCCTAGCGCGTCACACTCCAGAAGTAAAGTCGTGGTCGATGTAGTGGCGACGACCGAACCGCATCCGCTCCTTGAGCTCGATGCACAGTATCAGTCTTGTCTCAATCGCAGCCCGGTTGGGATCGTCCATCCTGACGGTCTCTCGTCGGGCCACCGTCACGTAGGGGAGTCCCATCAGCTTGCGGTCAAGGTCCCACCAGCGGGCCGGGAACACCCGATGCACCTCCTGCTGCGTGAGCGGGTCCCATCGCCATCTCAGTGGCTGGTAGTCCGGGTTCTCATCGCAGAAGTCTTCGGCCCTGCGGCGCATCTGGTGCATGGTCTCGGACAGAATCACGGCAGTGCCCTTCCCATGCGGCCACCAGCACCCACGACCGACGGACCTGGAGACAGGGGGAGGATCTCCGCCATGGTCAGTGGCCGTGGGGCTGTGGCAAGAGGCTCGCTGGTCTGGGGATCCCAGTGTGCCTCGAAGTGAAGACCGCTGTATCCGAGCCAGAGCTGAAGCTCCCTCTCGGACAGGCGGCGTGACTCCACGATGTTGCCGTCCAGGTGGCCCTGATGTCGAGCCCAGACAACGGCGGACGATTTGAGCGCGGCGTCAACGACGACAGCCTGGCCCCGGTCGGTTCTTAGATACCAGTGGTGGCTCATGATGGCATGACCATCAGCGCGCCGAAGAACACGACGACGAAGAACACGACGACGAGCTTGCCGAAGTGTGACTGACGACCGATGCGACTCTCTCGCTGGGCCATGTGGTATGCTGCTCTCTTTCCAAGTGACAACGGTGATTCTCCTTCTCTGACAAAGCCATTCTGCGCTAGAAGTGTAAAGAATCTGTTAAGAGTCAAAGAAAGTTCCTCGCGAACCGCCTCCGACTGAAGCAGCTTCTGTGCATTTTCATGCAGCTTTGTCTGCACCCGAGCAATGGTCTTGGAAGATTCAGAGAGTTGATTTTCCAAATCGTATATCACAGCCTGCTTGTCGTTATTTTCCTTCTCGGCTTGTTTTTGCAGCTCTTCTAGTCGAGCAATTTCACTGTTGGCATCGTGCAGATGTTCCCTGAGTGTCTTTCTAGGCATCAGAAGGGCACCTCCTCTTGTGGTGGAAGCTGCTGCGCGCATCGCATCAGCATGTCAATGATGGTGTTCTGCATCTCGCGAGTCTCGTCTTCCACGTTGCGTGCCAGGTGCAGCCACTCCTCGTAGAGGGTGCCAGCAAGCATGATGACGCCCATGTCGAGTGCCTTGCGAGCTATGTAGATGCGGTTTGGGGAGCGCTTGGCCATTCCCAGAACGCCCGTGCCAAGGGACTCCACGAATGTGATGTCGTACACCTCGGGACTTGCGCCTGCTCGACGAGCAATGCACATGGCGTTCTGAAAGTCGCGCTTCTCGTGCTCGGTCAGTTCGTACTCAGCATAGTCGACGTCCCGGCCCGTGCGTCGCTTCCAGATGTCCACGGCAGAGGTGTTGCAGCTGTTCGGGCAGTCCCTCTCCAGCTCCTCCACGACCTCCAGGAACTCGGGCGATGGAGTGTAGGCCGCCATGTCATGGAACTTGAGCTGATCGCCCTCGAAGGTCCCCCTGGGCGCTGTCAGCACGTCCCTCAGGAAGTCCCTGTTCTTGCACTGCAGCACTGTGAGTCGGATCGGGTCCACGAACTCCCAGTCGTACTTGATGGAGCGATCCTCTGTCAGAGTGCACTGTGTGATGACGTTGTAGGTCCAGATGCTGTTCTTTCGGATGGCGCCAGCGGCGATGCCACGATAGTACACGACGCCCGCCTCCCCGGCGTGGATCTCCACCTGTGACTGGGCGATCTCGGGGATGGTCTGGAGCACGATGGCCGACTTCTTCTGATGAGCCTCCTCGATGCCAGCACCCCTGACGATGATCTTGGTTTGGCCCTCCTCCGGTGAGACAAGGCCTGATGGCCCAAGGGAGAAGGAGTCACCGCCCTCGTCGAGGGCGTTGCAGTACAGCTCGCGATACGCCTGCCAGACCTCCCAGTTCTTGCCCATCTGGTCTGTGAAGCCGAGGTCCTCGCCGTTCATTGTGACGATGTTGAATCTCTGACCTCGGATCTCCGTCTGTCGGGTGTCGAACTTGAAGCGCTCCTCGCCCCGCATCAGCTCCACCTCGTGGTTGCTGCGGAGCAGGATTGCGATGGCATACTTGAGGCCCGTGCCGAAGTAGCCGATGGGGTTCTCGCCCTCCTTGGCAGAGACGCCCATGGTGCGCACTGCCTCCAGGGGAACGAGTCCGGTGTTCTGAAAGACTATCACTGCATGACTCCGACTGTCTGTCCCTGAAGCTGCACCACGCCTGTGACACCGCCGTCAGAATTGTTGTTGGCCCTCGCCTTGAGGACTGTGAAGACGACCTTCTCCTTCTGGCCCGGCCAGCTTGTCTGGAGAATGATGTCTGCGAACAGTTCCATGACGGCGAAGCTTGACAGGTTGATGTACACCTCGACGTAGAGGCCGTCAGCCGCGTGTGTCACGGACCAGTTGTAGATGTTCGAGTCTTCGTCCTTCAGCTTCGAGGAGATGGACTCGATGAGGTCATTGATCTTCTGCACTTGCTAGATTGTCTCCGTTTCTAAATCAGTTGCAACGGAGCCGGAGAGGCTGGGGGTTCAGGGGAGGAAACAGGGCCTCCCCGGCCCGTCACTGTCACGTCCATAGCCTAGGACGTTGCAGGAGTAAACCCCTAGAAGGGAATCTCTCGTGTCTCTTCGCCATCGTACACGGGCCAGTCGTATGGACCGCCGAAGTTCTTGTCGAAGACGTCGCGGCATGTGTCAACGCCCGGCATCTGGTAGCAGTACTGGCGCGAGCCACCCTCCATCTTCTGCTTGCGAGTCAGGTTCGGCACGACGGTGTTCATGAAGCGCCCCCAGGCCACGCGACCCTCGTGTCGAGACTTGTGCTCGTCCTTCATGCGCTGGATGTAGTGCTGCCAGAGACCCTCGATTGGCATCCAACAGTCGAAGCCATGGCCCTCGCAGAGGCGGTCATACCACCACTGCTGAAGAGGCGACATCGTGAGCAGCTTCTGCTCCTGCAGAGCCTCTGTCTGTGGCACCTTGCGAATGTTGAACTCAGAGAGGTCATAGTTCATGAGGAAGTGCAGCAGGTTCTCGTATCCTCCTCCCCGCAGCAGCTTCTTCATCTGGGCAAAGTATGCTCCGTCGTTCTGTCGGCCTGAGCCCACGTCCAGCACGAAGAAGCGGCGATCGTCCAGTCCAGCTGGCACAACCCACTCGGAGTTGGAGCCCATGATGAGGTGGATGAAGTTCGACTCCATCGAGATGTCGACACCCTTGAACTCGACTGGCATCATGCTCTCTGTGATGAGCATCTTGAGAGCCGCCTCGTGCTGCTTGTCGCCTGCGAAGAAGGCCTCGTTGGCGTAGACCAGGAGCTTGTCGCGCAGGTGGGCGTTGAAGTTGCCCAGGAAGGCATTGCTGCGAGCTGCCATGAAGAAGTGCTCTCGCATGAGCGCGCCGAGCGTCTCCACGAAGCTGTTCTTGCCCGTGCCCTGCCCGCCACGCAGCACGATGGCTGTCTCAGACTGGCTGGCAGGGTTCTGCACGAGCCGCGCACACCATCCGATCAGATAGTCATAGTGCTCCCGGTTGCCGGAGCAGATGTTCTCAAAGACGTGGTCCAGCCACATCTGGTGCTTGTCGCCCGCATGAGGCATGTAGCTGAAGCCCTGCCAGAGGTTGAGCATGTCCTCGGGGAGCGTTCCGTTCGGAAGGAAGCGCACACCCATGTACGAGCGCCGCTGTGGATGCTCGAGCCACCACTTGCCCTTCTTCTTGGTGATCGGCAGACCCTCCTGTGTCTGGGCCACCACCACCTTCTTGTTGCCATGGTGCAGCTCGAACGCGTCCTTGGCCATGAACTCTGGAACTCTGAGTCCGTCCAGCGTGGGATCCTTGATCCATCTCATGATGCGGAACTTGCCACCCTGGATCACCGTGCAGTACTCGTTGTTCATGCGAGACAGCTCGGGATCGATGGCATGCTCCTTCGCCCTCTGGATCTGCCTGATCGCGGAGGCCTCTGGCTTCTTCTGGTCGAGGATGTGGCCGGATATGGCAAGGTCGCGGTCAAGAACGACAGCCGCCATGACATCGTCGGGGAACTCGCAGCGAGCCATCTCGCACAGCACTGCCCAGAGCACCTCGGATCGCGAGCCATACTTGGCCGGATTGTCAGGATCGCAGCCCTGCACGATGAGCATCTTGTGATAGTCGGAGAGCCGCTCCTTGCCCCACTGGTCCAGATCGTCGATCTCACCGATGCGTGGCAGGTTGCCAGAGATCTCCACCTTGACGCGGCCTGGGTCTCCCAGGTCTGTTCCACCGAGGGCGGGTGCCTGGCTGAAGACGGAGATGTCGTAGATCTCGTTGTCCAGGAAGACAACAGAGGCCGGGCGCTTCTCGCGCCCCTTGCTGCGCTTCTTCTTGTTCGGGACGTTGACGGTGCCAGGAAGGCGCATGATGCGATCAACGTTGTGACAGTGGTCACCGCCCAGGTCAGACTCGAGCTGGCGGTTGTAGCGCTCGAAGTCGGACCAGTCGCCCTCGTCCGAGGTTATGGCATCTGACAGGCGCCAGAATGCCTGGTAGCCACCACCTGAGTCAATGATCAGGGAAGGCTTGGGGATGTGGTTCTCGAGCTTCTCAAGAATCTTCTTGCGCTCGGCAGCCACCATGCCAGTGGTGGGATCCACGTCGACGTGCAGCCACTCGGCAGCGACGATGTCCTTCTTCTGGGCCTTGTCAAACAGAGTGGCCTCGCCCGTGCTGTTCACGTGGAAGTAGAGGTTCTCCGTTCCGTTGACGGCGTCTATCCAGTCATGTGCGCTCTTCTCATCGCGGAATGTGTTGGTGCGGATCTTCCCGTCCGGCACGATGGATGTGAGCACCCATGGCCCGCCCGGTCTGAACCACTGCAGAAACTCGACTGCGGCAGCTGTGTCCTTCACCCCTATGCCTCCCAGAAGAAGATGAGCTTCTCACAGGACTCCAGTCCTCGCTCCATTCGGTTCACCCAGAGACGGGACACTCCCATCTGGTGTGCCACCTGCGCCTGTGTCCAGTCTGCTCTGCGACGATACAGCACACAGCAGTCAGCTGGTGTGAGCTCGCGCTTCAGTCGACGACGCAGCTTGCCTCGAATCGGATCGCGACCGTGCTCGAGCCGCACGTATGTCTGGCGCTTGTATCCCAGCGCGTCTGCAGCCTGCTTCTGATTGTACCCGCGTCGCCTGCGCCAGAGGAAGAGAAGCTCCGCGTCGGTTGGGCTGTCGCCGTCCTGCATCTCATGTGTTGTCGAGCTCACTCTGCAGCTCCTTTCTGAAGTTCTTGCCAGCGGGCCAATATGCCTGGGCATGCTCTATGAGCTCGGCCTTGGTGGAGCGACCCAAATAGCGTGCTGCGACGTCGCCGCGTAGCAAAAGTATATCCCTGCCGATCTTCAATAGAAGATGAACACGCCCCCCAGCATGATGTCTTTGAACCGCCCAGACGCGCTGCTCCTGGGTCATGTCGTGGTCGAGGCGCACGAGGGTCTCCTCCCGCACGGGCCAGCGGTCCTGCTGCTTGAGCTCTATCCAGCCCTCGACGTAGTTGACGTCAGGCGTGCCTGGGACAGCTGGGTTCTCAACCCGAACCGGGTCACGCCCCTTGAGAGCCGGACGAACCTGTGACCCCCAGAAGGAGGCCTCACTCATAGCCCATGTCCTTCAGCATTCTTGCAACGAGGTGCCAGACCGTGATGGAGAGTCTTGGATAGTCTTCCACACGACCTGTCCGCGTCGCCTTCTTCTTGCCCTGCATGACATCTCTGAACCTGTCGTACAGACTGGACATGGACCTTGTCTGTCGCATGACCCATCCATCATAGTCGCCCTTGGTCCTGCTGCCACCGCCGTCGTTTGCGATGACCATCTCACCAATGGTCTTGACCTGGCCCGTGATGGCCGAGTGCAGCTCTATCTTGACAACTAGCACAGCTTCTTCTCCCTTGCGAGCCAGTCCGGAACCTCGACAGTGACAATGTCACCCACCTTGTATCCGGGCTGAATCTCTATCTCTGACATTGGCAGCCACTCGCCGACGCACTTGTCGCCGTCGTTCACCTTGATTGCCAGCTCCGAGCAGACCTCTATCTCAACGTCATACTCTTGCAAGCTGAGTGCCTCCATTTGTCTCGCGGTAGGCCACAATCTCCACGCCAGCCTCCTGATACATGTCCAGACCGTTCTGACAGGAGCGCTTCCAGCGCTCGCTGAAGCCAGCCTCCTCTAGATGCACATAGACGACCCGCTTTATCCCAGCCTGTATGACATGTGCCGTGCAGCGGGCACAACTTGGTCCATGTCCTGGTGGCCAAGTGTACATAGTGTATCCACGGACGGGCTCCACAGCAGAGAGGATGGCATTGAGCTCTGCATGTACCACGCGCTCGAGCTTCAACTCCCGATCATCATACTTCTCCTGGGCATCTGAACACCCACGGGGGAAGCCATTGTATCCAACCGATGCGATTGTGAGGTCAGGTCGGACTATGGCAGCCCCACACTTCGTGCTGGGATCCTTGGACCAGCCTGCAACCATGGCTGCGAGCCCAAGGAAGCGACGGTCCCACTTGTCTTGTCTGAGAACACGCTGAGCCTGCTGATAGGTCTGGCCACGAATATAGCCCTCGTTCTCCTGCCAGCGGCGGACGATGTCTTCTGCTTCTGAAACCTTCATCACTTCCCATCCAATGGCTTGAGAACCTTGCCCGCGCGGCGACTGACGCGCTGAGCAAAGTAGTTGTAGACGTGTGGACGAACGCGCTTCTGTGTCAGGAACACCTCGCCTCGCTCTGCAGCCCGCCTCATGAAGGCGCTGACCTCGGGATCCCTCTGTGCGTGATCAGCCTGAAGATAGAGTATCCGAGCGGGTGGCTCACTGCCCTCGAGCCAGTCCCGGAATCTCTGTAGTCTGTCTGTCATGTTGTCTCCTTTTCTATGACACATCGCCCCAGTTGGGGCCAAGCTCCACGTCAACCTTGCTCGGAACGTTCAGGTCAACGCATGTCTTCATGATCTCAGCTGCACCCTCGGCGTATGCTCGGTCTGGCACGGAGAAGTCGAACTCGTCGTGCACCTGCAGCTGAAGTGGGTATCCTGCCCGGTCTAGGTCGACCATGGCTGTCTTTGTCTGGTCTCCGGCCCCGCCCTGGATGAGGCGGTTGAGAGCCTTGTTTGTCCAGTCCCAGTTGAGGCCGTCCTTGGCCCGAGGGAATCGACACTTGCGCCCGGAGAGGGTGCGGATGAAACCGTTCTTGCGGGCTCGCTTGTCACACCATGTCTGGAGTGCTGCGACCATGGGCACGCGCTTGTGGAAGCGGTTGAAGAGCTGCTTGCCCTCGTCTCCGGCCACGCGCATCATTCGGCCCTTGTACTCTATGACCTTCGTTGGCAGGCCCAGGTCGTTGCACAGCTTGACCTCTCCCATGTTGTAGCAGAGCCCAAGGAAGATGATCTTGCATTGACCGCGCTTGAACTTCCAGTCCTTGGGATCGGTCTCCTCCTTCTTCAGGCCGAAGACCATCTCCGTCATCATGTCGTGGTTGTCCATGTCGGGGTCGTCGCGGTACTTCTGCGCGGCCTCCTCGCCACCCGGAACGCCCACCACCTCGGCACAGTGTGCCAGTAGACGTGGCTCCTGCTGCGAGTAGTCCAGACACGCCCACTGGGCACCGTCATCTGGCACGTACACCCTGCGCCACATGGTTCCCACCTCGGGATCCCGTGCTGGCTGCTGCTGCATGTTTGGATCCTGCGAGCTGAGGCGACCGTATGCCGCCCCGCGCAGGTTCTTGCCGTCATCGTCGGAGCGACGCAGCTGGTTGAAGGAGCAGTGCACTCGACCGTTGACCTGATAGTCCTTGACCTGCTGAACGAAGGTGCTCACCATCTTGTTGTGCTTGCGGCCCTGACTGATCATTGGGATCATCGGGTGCTTGTCCGCGTTGCCACGAAGCCAGTCCGCGTCGAGGGACTCGGACATTGAGAATGGGATGCCGACCTCGTTCAGGATGCGAACCAGGAGCTCCTTCTTGTCAAAGTCGCCGGGTGTGAAGCCAATCGTTGTGAGATTGTCGATGAAGTCTGCAGCCTCCGCCCGCTTGCCCGAGCAGTATGTCTCAACGTGCATGAGCTGGTCGAAGTCGACCTTCACGCCGCGACGACGCATCTTGACCAGCACGGGCTGCACGGCACACTCCAGATCATAGACCTTGCGCAGGTCCTGCTTGTCTATCTCAGCCTCCTGCGCCCTGATGAGCTGCAGTGGCGCGGTGGCATCGCGCTCGGCGTATGGGCCCACGTAGCGGCCAGGAAGGTCGGAGATCCAGGCGCCAACCTGGTTGTCCTTCTTCATGCCGTATGCCTTGGCTGCCTCGATCATGCCCTGGTCGTCCTTGAGATCGAAGCCCCAGTCCTTCAGAATGCTGTTTAGAGAGTAGCTGAACTTCAGCTCGTTCAGGAGTGGCTCGGCCACCTGAGTGTCGCGGAATGTGACGTCCGGGTGGAACTCAAGTCCCCACTCCATTAGATAGTCGATGTCGTACTGAAGGTTTGCCCCGGTGATCTCACCACGGAAGCGCTTCAACTGGGCCTGCATGTAGCGCCTGACCTGGTCCGGATCGAGGTTGTCCTCGGGATGCCCAAAGGGGAGATACCAGCCGCGCTCGGTCGTCGTTGCGAAGGAGATGCCGACCATGCGACCCTCTCGCCTGACACCTGGACCCAGCTCCCTGAGAGTCGGGTCGCTTGTCTCGGTGTCCAGAGAGATGAGCCCCCTCTCGCCCCAATCGGGCAGAGCTGACATGTCTGGCAGCTTCCAGTTGGAGTCCGGGGCAAGAAGGGGAAGTTGTATTGGCACTAGAAGCCTCGATCAATCATGGTGTCCAACTTCTCAAGGGCGGCCTGCAACTGCTCCTGCCGCACGCCGCAGACAATCAGTGAGATGATCTCAGCCTCTTCTGATGGAATGCGATTGCCCGAGCTGAACTCGTGCGGAGCCACCATGATCTCAGCGTCATTGGAGAAGTGCCCTGCCTGATAGCCCTCCATGAGCTTGATGACGTAGTGTCGAGCCTTCTTCAGGTCCTCGACGCCATTCTTCTTGCGCCATCGCGTTATGTACTTCGTGGCATTGCCAATGAGGTATCCCGGTCCGAAGTTGTAGGAGATGAAGTCCCAGTGCTGGATCCCATCCTTTGGATAGTGGTCGCCTCCGACCTGCATGTCATTTGCTTGTGTCATTCTTCTATAGTCCCTGCATATTTTGCAACCAAGGGGGTCAGGCACGAGCCCGCACACCCAGCACACGTCACTTGTGCTCACTCTCTGTCACCTCCGACCAGTGAACGCGACCCTCGGGCGTGTGATAGTACCACTCCCGCACCTTGGGCCCCATGAGGCAGAGCGACCACATGCCACCCTTCGAGACCTCGAGGATGCGGTGAGCGTCCCAGTCGCAGCCTCTCATGTAGTTCCAGAAGCGGCGCTTGATCTTGAAGTCCTTTCGAGTAATGTCGGCCTCGGAATGCTTGATGATCCGCCGCTCCACGTACCAGCCCTTCAAGAAGATCGAGAGAAACGCGCTGGTGTGGTCGTGGGGATGGCCCACGTCAGCCTGCTTGATGTGATTGAGCGACAGGGCGAACCAAGGTGTCTTGAAGATGAACAGTCGGTTCAGATACGGCTCCTGGGCATCCGACCAGCGCCAGAAGCACCACCGGATCCCAGTGCCCGACTTGTATACCCTACTTCGAAACATTGTGGTCCCTCCCCATGATGGCCTTCCACCAGCCCGTGGTTTCTGAGACCTCGAACTTGTGAGCAGCGATGAACAGCTTGAGCTCCTCCGGAAGAGGCATCTCCTGGAGCTGCTCGATGCAGCTCTTCATGGTTGGACGCACCAGCTGATTGCCCATCTGGAGCTGCTCGTGTGTCCACATGAGGCACTCCAGCACGTCGCACGCTGCCAGCCACTGACGCTCCTCCTCGCTCAAGGGGATGCGGATGCCGAGCTCGTCCTCGATCATGCGCTCCGTCATCTTGAGCTCCCTGCCGAGCTCCGGATTAAGCCAGTACTTGGCAGGTGCAGGCGTGTCACCGACCCACCGCTCGGGCACGTCGTGCCAGAGGGCAGCCATGATGAGGTTGTTCGATGCGTTGGGGCACAGCAGAGCTATGAGCGATGCAACCGCCCAGGAGTGCTTCGCGACGGAGTACTCTCCGTGGTGGGGAACGCAGTGCATCCGCTCGGTCCACCCTCCCTCTCTGATTGCCAGAACGACCTGGCTCGGTGTCTTATCCATTCTTGCTTCTCCAGCGTCTGTGTCTCTGTTCAATCCAGTCCCGTGCTGCAAACTTCCAGTCGCAGTTGTCTGGCATCTGGTCCAGTATCTCGAGCGCGCCTAGGAAGCGGTCCTCACCCTCGCCCTTCTTGTAGTGTCGATGAGCCATCCACATCGGGACGGCACACTTGCGCCAGAAGGGGTGAACGAAGCCCACCGCGCTGGGATCCTCGAAGAAGAGGGCCATGTCCTGGTCCCACAGCTTGGGATCTCGACGTGCCGAGAACAGCCTCGTGGGCTTGACGAGCCCATCCCTGTAGGGGCATGCATTATCGATGGCGAACTCGTCCATCTCGCGGATGCCAGCACACTTGTCGTATGTGTCATCGTACGCGTGATAGTTCGTGCTGACCTGCCAGTAGCGTCCGATGGGGACCTCCACCATGCCGGCCACGTACTCCTGGAGGATGGACATGTGCACGGCGTTGGCGCCATAGGCACCCCAGACGATGTCATTGGAGCGGTTGAAGACGTACATGTTGAGCGCGCCGTCCGACCCGATCTCGAACTTCAGGGACAGGTTGCACGGAACGTCCTTGCCGCCACTGTCTGCAACAAGTTGATCAATCGGCCCAGCCCACATGTTGATGACAACCCGGCGATCAGTCTTGTCCTTCTTGAGGCGGTCAATCGCCCAGGATAGCTGGTCCCATGATTCGTACTGATGATCGCTGTTGCCTCTGCTGGGATGTTCGAAGAACGAGCGCCAGCGCCATCCATATGCACCCCACATGGTCTTGCCATCATCGGAGTAGCTGCGCATGTTCTTGGCAAAGCTCTCCACGAACTTCAGGTCATTGCGACCTGCGAGCATCCAGATGGACTCGAACAGGTGAAAGAATGGGTTGGCGTCCCGTTCTCGATAGAAGATGACCCTCTCGTCAGGCCGCTCGTAGAGAGTTGTGACGGGCTCGGGGTGCACGTGCACGGAGCCGTTGCGGGAGGGGCGCTTTTCTCCCTCGTCTCGAAGGAGCTGGAGTCCTCGAGGAAGAGCTTCTTGCACGTTCCTGACGCGTAGGGTCTTCATGTCTCTGCGTCCTCTACTGGAGGATCCTGTGGGAGCTCCTCTTCGGGCGGGATGGAGGATGCAAATGCCTTCTTCCAGTAGACAGTCACCTCCGTGCGGGTGCCGAAGCCCTCGCGGTCTGTCTTGTTCTGCTTCTGGCGTGTGCGCACGAACCCAGGGTGAAGCTCTGCGAGCTTCTCGGCACCTGCGTTGTGAACCTGGTGTGTTCGCCACACGGAGCAGCCCCCGTCGGCCTGTGTCTTGCTCTGCCCCTGGGCGAACCTGTAGAAGACGAGTGACGGGAGGCCAGCACGCAGCATCTGGAGCGCGACGTCGAAGTCCTCCATGATGTGCACACGACCACCCTCTGTGGCGAGATAGTCCGCAGTGCGATAGGCGAGAAGTCTCATGTAGCGGGTGTTCTCAACCTCTCCCTCGCGCGTCCGGTTGTTGCCCTCGCGCCCCGAAACACCCACGTGAGCGTACTGGTGAAGTGCTCTAGAGATAGAAGCAAACATCTCATAGATGTCTTCCGGACCAGGAGCAGTCAGCTTCCACCACTCATCGTGATCAGCTTCCTGGTCGCGGCGAATGTAGAACTCGATGTCATCATCCAGCATGCAGAACTTCTCAACGCCGACCATGTCACATGCCTCAGCGATGTGGCGGCGAGTTGGCTCGATGCGAGTGATGCTCTTTGGCAGCACCATGAGCTCCACGTCTGGTGTGTTCAGAAGCGCAGCGCGGTACGCGCTTGCCTCGTGTGCCTGACAGACCACGGTTGTGTTTGAGTGAAGAGATGTTGGCAGCTTGCCAAGCGTTCCCTGATGTATGCGGTCTGCACGACCAAGGGATGGGATGAATAGGCGCATGTGTCCTCCGTTTCTAGGGGCGACCCTAGCGCCCCTCGTTCCAGTTGTAAAGTGCTAGCTGCTCTTGGCCATGGCAGCACCAGCCACCACCGCGCTGAAGACAAGCACGAGAGCGCTGGGCACTGCGACACCGAGCCACACTCCAATTGGGATCTGCCCAAGAGCGGCGCTCTCTGTCAGCTGGGCCAGCCACTCATCGTAGGAGTACCACATTAGTAGAAGTCCGGATGTGATGTTCTTGATCATGTTCTATACCTGTTCTTCAGTCTACCGCCCTGCTGGGCGCGCTCATACTTGTCGAACTCACACAGCGTGTGCTCGACGGTTCTCATGTCCCATGGCTTGGACTTCCAGGGCCAGTTTGCCGTGTCCTGTGACAACTCAAGCAGGCGCTGCATCAGGAACATCATGTCGTCCCGGTCCTCGGCGCTGTGGCGCTTGAAGAAGTCCTTGTCATAGTCGCAGAGGCGAGAGAGCCCACGGGCACATCCCGGTCCTGGGTTGGCCCAGGTCATGATGTCCGGAGCCTTGTCAAGCAGCGGCGTGTGATAGAGGTCGGTGACGATCTCGTATGCCATGAACTGCCCGAGGAAGGGGAACGATTGGAGCCAGTTCCAAACTTGTTCTAGCCTCAAAGTTCCAGATTGAATCTTCATGAGATTGGAAAATTCTCGTGCATCAAATTTCGGATGGTGTCCATACTTGCGATAAGTTTCATCGTGCAAAAGCTCACCGTCTTTGGTGCGGAACCACTCGATGCACTGAAGCACACCGTCCAGCTTGTTCATTCCGTTGGGCGTCTTGATGATGTAGGCACCTGTGACAACAGGCGCAACTCCAGCAAGCTGTAGTCCAACTTCAAGAGATGACCACTCTCGCTCTCCGAGGAGCCACGGCAGGATCCTCTCTCCCGTCTCGACGCGGTTGAACCACCTGAAAGCCACAGTGGCAAAGAGCTGCTGGGCAGGATCCTCATCCAGTTTCGATCTAACGTTCTCTGCAAACCAGCGCGTGACTCGGTCGTCTTCTCTCTCGACATTGCAGAACCTCCAGTTCTGTAGCACAGGGTCAGCGGTGTACTGTCCCGATGGCACGCCGGAGCGAGGGATGCCCATGTCTTTTGCAAGACGGACCTTCTCCCGCTCCCGCGCATATGCGAAGAAGTCGTCGCTACGCATCTGGTGCAGTGACCTCGATGTAGCCACGCTCAGAGTCCCAGCGGATGTCGGCCAGTGTGCCTCCCATCTCGCGGAACTTGCCAACAGTACCACAGGTGCGATACAGCTCGTAGTGAGCACGGGCCGTGGACCCATGGCGCTTGGGATTCTCCAACTCAACCAGGTAGATGCGACTGTCCGGATGAATTGAGGACTTGCGGCCAGCGCCAGTGTTGCGAGGACGGGGCTCCTCGATTGGCGGGGCGATCTGTTCCAGGATCGGCACGATGCGCTTGATGGCAGTCGCCTTGTCGCTGAACTTCTTGAGCGATTCACCAGTCACATCATTGTAGAGCTCGACCAGCTCAGGCCCGCTCAGGCCCTCAAGGTCTTCTTCAGACGTGATCATGGTGTCTTTGAATTGGTACTTCATGTTCCTGTCTCCTTTTCTAGACGAGACCTCAATACCTCAGGATGTTGCAGAAGTAAACCCCACTGGCGAATATTTTTCCAAAACCTCTCTAAAGTACTCCCGAGCCCTGGCCCTGTTCTCATCGCAGTTCCAGAACCTGTTGCACCCGGAGGTGTGGGGAACCACGGTGCATGTGAAGCCCCAATCAGAGTTGTTGCGGTGCTCGAAGAAGTCCATCGTTGCCTTGGGATATCCGAACGCCACAGCAGTGTTGCGTCCCAGGAATATCACGTGTCGACCACCAAAGTGCTGGCGGTGAACCGCAGCTGCCTCCCGAGCCTTCTTCATTGGGAACTTGTCACCCTTGATGTTCTTGTCAGATCCAGGATAGAACGGAAGACAGTTCACTCTGTCAAATGCTGAGAGATACGTCTCCGGTGATATTCCGATGAGCTTGACGAGGCGATCGCCCGAGCTGTGCTCTGGCAGGGGATGAAGAGGCTCCCTAGGATTTGTCTTTCTTCCTGGAGCCATCCCCACGAGAATTGGTCTCTTCATAAACTTCTCTCCCTTTCTTCTCCCACCATCTCTTGAACCCTGACACCTGTTGAGCAGTTATCCCATACTCTTCAGCCAGGTCAACTCCACGCTCGCCCGAGAGGCGACGCTTGGCTATCTCAATCTGCTTCTCAAGAGGCACGCCACTCCGGCCCCTCGTGGACCTGCCACGGCGCACCATGTCCATGCTGTTCTCAGCATGTGTTCCTGTCTCAAGATGCTCGGGGTTCACACATCCAGGATTGTCGCACTTGTGTCGCACAACATGTCCATCGGGGATGTCCCCGCCGTGTATGCGCCAGCTGATTCTATGCGCTTGATGACAGGTTCCATTGATGTACATGACACCATAGCCACCAGCGTTCTTGGTTCCACCCCACTCCCAACAACCGCTGTCAGGATTAGAGTGCAGGGGAGTTGAGTACCACATCTCCAACTCGTTGGGAAGAATGCCAATCTCATTGGCTGCCCTGAGAAGGTCCAGTCGCACGGCATTCTTGTCGCTCGGACAGACCCTGTCATCAATCAGCATGTCATGAAGCTGAGCGTCCAGAATTATGGAAGCAGTTGCTATTATGTGCGCAAAGTGAGACAGTCCTGACTCAACATCATGATCTTGTCCGTTTTCCAGAGCAATTAGATGCCTGTAGATTGCTCCAATGTATCCAGTGAGAGATATGGGCTTCTCCCGCCAGTTCATTGGACCATACTTCATGGCACCAAGGCGACAGGCCATGGCTGCCTCAACCATGCCTGTCTTTGGCAGGAGATGCATCGGAACTCTGTTCAGAGCCGCCCTGTCCTTGGGGTTCATGAGCACTCCTTCTGTCCAGTATCAGGATCGATGTAGCAGGCAGCGCCCTCCTCGACCTCCGGGCCATTGCTGCCCTCGTCGGTTCCGAGAATGCCGAAGCGCTTTCCGCCTGCGTTGAATGTTGTGCAGCCCTTGGCACCGCCCTCCCATGCCTTGACATAGATGGCCTTGAAATCCTCCCATGCCATGTTCGGAGACACGTTGCAGGTCTTGGACACAGCTGAGTCAACAAGGCGAGCGCATGCTGCCAGAACTGTCACATGCTCCTCCGCTGTGACCTCCTCCGCGCGCTTGCCGAGCACGCCGAACTCGCGAGCACCATAGTCCGTCACGCGCTCCACAACTGGACCGTCGAAGGTCTGAATGGTGCGATCGTATCCATATGACCACACTGGCTCGATGCCAGATGAGACGTTGTCAGCGCACAGTGAGATGGTTCCGGTTGGTGCAATTGATGTCAGATGAGAGTTGCGGATGCCGTTCTTGACAATCAGCTCCTGGACGTCCTCTGGGAGCCGCTGGACGTACTTGCCCTCCAGGTAGCGACCGTCGTAGAGAGGGAACGCTCCCTTCTCTCCTGCGAGGACTGCAGAGGTGCGATAGCACTCGTCGCGTAGAACCGTCAGAACCTCCTCCGTGAACCTCACGAACTCGGGCGAGCCGTAGCTCCACCCTTGGGCCTCTCCAGCATTGGCAAGTCCTGTGACTCCCAGTCCCATGCGCCGCTTGGCCTTGGCCTCCTTCTCCTGCTCATAGAGAGGATAGATGGCTCGGTCTACGACATTGTCCATCATTCGCACGATCGGGGCAATGTCAGCTCGGAACAGGTCCCAGTCAAAGACATGGGATCCGAAGGAGTCGGCAATGTATCGGGTGAGATTGAAGGAGCCCAGGAGGCATGCACCATGCGGTGGCAGCGGCTGCTCTCCGCAGGGATTGGTTGCAGCAATCTGCTCGCAGTACCACAGGTTATTTTCTCGATTGATTGCATCGATGAACAGCACACCGGGCTCGGCCCAGTCCCAGGTGGAGCGCATGATCTGCTCCCAGAGCGCTCGGGCATCAACCGTTGAGTATACACGTCCGCCGAACCTGAGATCGAACGGCTTGCCATCTCGCACACACTCCATGAACTCGTCGGTCACGGCGATTGAGATGTTGAAGCCTGTGAGCTCGGTGTCGTTGTTCTTGGCGTGGATGAACTCCTCAATGTCCGGGTGGTCCACCCGAAGAACGCCCATCTGGGCGCCACGTCTGTGACCTGAGGATGCCACGCACTTGCAGACAGCATCGTAGATCTTCATGAACGAGATCGGACCAGAGGACTGGGACTTGAGCTTGGTGATCAGGTCGCCTCGCGGACGCAGGGTGCTGAAGTCGTACCCGATGCCACCACCCATGCGCATTGTTGCTGCTGCCTGTGTGGCGCGTGACATGATGGAGCCCTCTCCCTCCACGAAGGAGTCCTCGATGGTTCCGGACACAAAGCAGTTGTATGGTGTCACGGCCTTCGGCGCGCCCATGGCAGCCTGAACTCTGCCAGCTGGCATGAATCGCATGTCGAGCAGGATGTCTCGTGTTGCATGGAAGTGCTGATCATCGTCCTTCAACGCGCTGGCCACACGGCTCATTGCCTCGCGGAAGGTCTCGCCTGTCAGGCGGTATTTTGTCTGGTGTATCTCTTGGGAAATTGGAAGCTCAGGGCCGTGCATCTGGGTCCTCTTTGTGATTAGATTTGGAAGTGGAGGTCCGAGACGATAGCGGCCTTGGCAGTCGTAGGAAATATGGTGTCTCATGGCATCTTCAGGACGGTGAGCTTCTTCGCTGCTCTGGTGATTGCAGTGTAGAGCCAGCGCTTCCCATCAGCTCTGAAGGCACGTGACTCATCATACACGAACACGTGATCCCACTGCGATCCCTGGGCCTTGTGACAGGTCAGGGCGTACCCGAAGTCGAACTTCTCTGCCTCACTTGTCTCGTACCACTCTGGCTCCTCAGCCCAGACCTCGATCTTCTGGACCGCGCGCTCGTCGTCCTCGGGATGCATCTGCGCCAGATAGGTGCGGTCTCCCATCTCAGCCGGGGCAACAACCTGCCAGATCTGACCATTCAACAGTCCGATCTTGTGGTTGTTCTTCAGACAGACCATCCGGTCGCCAGGAACAGGAAGGCCCTCGCGACCAAGTGCTGCGCGCATCTTGGTGTTTATCGCATGCCTCGTCTTGTTGCGTCCAACCAGGATCTGATCAGCAGCCATGAGATCGGAGCGGAAGTACTGGGACTTGGTCCCCGATGCCCAGATGTCGCAGCCGCCATCAGAGAAGCCAGCGGGAAGAGACAGGCCCTCGCGAGCCATCGTGGCGAGCCGAATGATGGGTGACTCCTCGGCCTGTCGGTGAATCTCAGTGAGCATGGTGTCGGGCGTCGCGTTTGTGAAGGCTCCCTCTCCACCAACTGGTGGCAGCTGGGCTGGGTCGCCCAGAACAAGAACCTTGACACCAAAGCTGAGGATGTCCTCGGCCATCTGTGCATCGACCATGGAGCACTCGTCCACAACAAGAAGATCAGACTGCAAGAGCTCGCTCTCATAGTTGATGTTGAACATTGGTCTGCCAAGATTCAGCTTCTCCTGCTCTATGAGGTCAGAGACCTCCTCCAACTCTGCCAGTCTGCCCGCTGCAGCAAGGGCATCGCGCCTTGCCTCAAGCTGCTCCAGACGAGCCTTGGACTTGAAGGCAGGGACGTATATCAGCTTGTGAAGCGTCTGTGCTCCAGGACAGCCCTTCTCCCGAAGCACCAGAGCAGCCTTGCCAGTGTAGGCTGCGAAGAGTGGATTGGTGCAGGACTCTGCGAGGTGCATGGCAAGAGTGGTCTTGCCAGTTCCGGCATATCCGAAGAGCCTGTAGAGCTGCTGATCACTGTCGCGCAGCCACCTGTTCACATCTTTGAGCGCCTGCTCCTGCTGTGGTGAGAATCTCATGTCAGTGGTCTCAGCTCCACGATCTTGGTGTGCTCGACTCCAGGCCTGTGATTGGCAATCTCTCGCACGACATCACAGTTTCTGGGCTTCCCCTGAGAAGATGTCACAATCTCCACCCTGGCATTCTGTGGGCACTTCTTGAGCTGCTCGATAAGTTCTTCGACGGTCATGCTGCGTAGTTCCTCCAGCCCTTGGTTGCGTGAAGCTGCTTCTGGCGCTTGCCAGAGTTGACATATGCCAGGATGCGACCGGAAGTCGCTCTCTTCTGAACGCTTCGCTTCTTCTCACTCTTGCGAGCGATGCGAGCCCACATGGATATGATGCGCTGTGGCTCCCTGGAGATCTCTCCAGCGACGCAGGGAGCGAGCTGCCCCAGCTGTGCCGAGAAGCGCTTCTCAAGGTCCTCCAGTGACTCTCCATATCCCGGCAACATCTTCTCCTTGGCGATGTCGCGAGCGGTCTCTAGTGCTGCTTGTCTCATTTCATGTTCTCCGTTTCTGAGGGATGCCCGGTGATTGAAGGCTCACCGGGCAAGGCCATCTCAGAGGCTCCTAGAACGGAACCTCGTCGTCATCAGCAGTGCCGCCCTTGGCATCAGACTTGTCCGCAGTGGACATGTCAGCCTTGGCCGCGCCATCAGACACCATGGCGTTGAACGCCTCAGCCTCTTGGAAGAGTGAGTCCGCAGGAGCATAGCGGCACTCCTTGGCCGTCTCTGCGTCAAACTCGATCTTGAAGTTGTGGTACTTCTGGCCCCGCTTGTTCTCATCGCGGAACGTCGTGAGACGATAGCGGTGAGCCCAGAGAGGAAGGCGGATCTTGCGACCGCCGTCCAGCGCAAGAACCTGAGAGGACGCCTTGGTCATCAGCTTCTTGTACTGCTTGAGCTTGGTTGATGTGAACGACACGACAACGCGCTCAAAGCCGCCATCGTCATCCAGCAGGAGCGCATAGAGATAGATCGTCTCAACGAGCTCATGCTTGCCATCCGGCCCGCACCGGGGGTTCAGTCGGTCCTCAGCGGCGTCCAGCGCCTCTGTGACAAACTGCGAGTCAGGCTCGTGAATCGCAACCAGACCACCGCCGTCATCGACAGGGACCCACTCGACATACACACGCTGACGCGCTACAGGAATGATTGCAACACCATCCGCACCAGGATAGACCGTCTCCATCACATTGTTGTAGAGGTCTCCCGCTGCGCCGTCACCGTTGCCGACCACCTCAGAGTTGGCCTGTAGCAGGTTCAGGAATGGGATTGCGAGCTCTGAGGAATCCATGCCCTCAAAGCCTGTGGCACCGTCATAGCCATCATAGGCCGCTACTGCGCCGGAGGTGGCTTCCTTCTTTGCCACCGCTGTACTACTCTTACCAGCCATTTCTTACTCCTTCTATGGCTTCTTCAACTGGGATTTGAGAGGCCCCATGCCTCATCCGGTGGTTGTCTTCGCACGACGAACTCGCCGCACTCCCAACAGTTCCATCGGAATCTCCGTGCCCTCCTCAAGCTGCTCTCGAACCCAAGAGGAAAGCGTTGAGGGGTGAACACCGCGCTCGAAGCGACCCGGACGAGAGGCTCCTGCGATCATCTCGCGCGCCGCCTTCTCCTCGTCCTCACCCTTCCCGAACGCAAATATCGCCTGACGCTTCACAAGCGCGCCATGGCCGTTGTCTTCAAGCCAGTCCCAGGCAGATTCACGGTCGTCCTTCTTGGGCGACGCTGAGACCTTCTCCTCGATCTTGACCTTGACGCCGGACTTGGTGGTGAGCTCCTCGACCTCCATGTCTTCCATGCGCTCTGGGATCTTGACCTCTCGCAGCTCTCGTGCAGCGGCCTTGGCCTTCTTCAGCTCTTCTTCAAGACGCTCGACCTCCTCGTCGGCTCTCTGAAGATCGTCCACCAGCCCAGATATGACAGCGATGGCGTTGTCGCCCGCGCCGGACTGTTCCTTGGTCCAGTTGTCCCAGTCGTTGCTCATGCTGTCACAAACTCCTCTCTGTGGCGGGCCAGGATCGTGTCCCGGAACCAGTTTCCGCCT